ATCAACTTTTGCTCCTCTGCTTTGGGCTTTCTTCCAGCATACCCTTTTGTAGAATGACCTCCATTAAATTTTCTCTTGTCCATTTTAATTCAGATTAATTAATTGAATATTCATCCATTAATTTATGTAATTCATTTAACACTACTTTCATACAACTACCACAACTTGATACTCTACGTTTCTTGTGGAATACCCTATTGTAAATTTGAATAACTTTATTCATCTGCCAATTCGTTGCGACTGATGGTGTGCCTAATTCTTTCAAATACTTGTACTCTTTTTCGGTTAAGCACTCCACCTTATACCGAAACAATTTGTTTAGTTTCTCCTTGCGTTCATCACAACCACAATCCTCGCCCATTACCCACTTAACTGCTTTCTTTATGCCTGTGGCTTCGGTTACTTTCTCAATAGTATCTCCAAGACCTTGCGATACTTTCCATTCTTTGTATTCTTTGGTTCGTTTATCGCCTTTAAAATCATCCATAATATTCATCTTTAAATTTATCTTTTATTATTGTCTTACCTATTTTTAATGTCTTCCAAATGCTTGTTAAACTAATGGTTGTTTCTTTCGCTATATCTCGGTAAGTCATTCCACTATCCCTATACAACTCAAACAACTTTCTATCAAACCAATGCCACTCTTGTAACTCTGCATCTATTTGTTGACATAAGTCATCCAATGTCTTTTCTATTTCTTCTGGAAAATGGTCTAAACATTCATAACTATATTCCACTTTTTTTGTTCTATTATTATTTAGCACTACCGACCTTAATGTATAGAACATTAATGCTTTTGTAGGCTTCTCATAATTTAATATTTTTATATAAGCATCTTGCACCAAATCCTCTGCCCACATTCCAGCACCCAACTTTGATGCTAACACTATCCACTCTTTGTGATACCTTGCTATTTCCATACTATTTCAACATAATCGCTTTCGCCTTTTCTTGATTTTAAGGTTACGCTCTTTATTTTTTTATAAGAATCGTTTTCAAATATAACATCCTCAATCATTTTAGCCATAGCAATAGTGTTGGTAGCATCTAATGGTCTGGATTTAAAATAAAATGTGTACTCCACATCATACTCGCCATCCTCTACCTTGTGTTTTATCAGTTTTTTATAGGTGTCTTTAATCTTTTTTCGTGCAGTCCAATGAGTACCAGCATACCATTTATTTAAAGAGATCTTTGGTAAATTGTTTATCCTTATCATCGTGCACTTTTATATGACATTCTCTGCATAAAGCCACTAAGTTAGAAATATTATCCGAACCACCTTGAGATTTAAATACAATATGGTGTATATCTGTTGCATTTTTACCACAAACGCAAGGTATATATTCGCCATCTGCATAGCCATAATGCTTTAAAAATTTCTGCTTATAGTTCACTCAAATGTCTATTAATACTTTGCAATCCATTCAACTCTGCTTGGATGCTATTTATGTTTGAAATTAACGATTTATACAAACCATCTGCCAACTCTAATTCATACCTTTTTTCGTATATCTTCCCCTTGCTAACCTTGTCAATTATACTTACAGGAGTACCATTCTCTTTCTCTTTTAAAATGGTTATACTCAAAGCCTTATCATACTCGCTAATTGCTAACGCTTTTGCCTCTGCCCTATCTCTGATTTCTCCTCTCATCCTTTCTAAAAGTTCTACCTTGCTTTTGATTAGATGTGCTATTTTTATTACATCATTCATATAGCCAAAGACAACTTGGTTTACTTAAATCACAATCTACATGAATAAAATCTTTGGCAACTCCTATCCGACTAAATCCAGCATCCAATAGCCCAGCAATTATTAACAATCGTTCAACACTATTCACACATTTAATATCTGCTGCTAATCCTTTTAGATGTGATGAGGTACTTGAGCCTCCTACTTTCTTGTTATGACCTTTAGTTCTGTAACCACTTGTGATGACAAACGGCACATTAGCGTATTGCCTCGCATCGTTAATCATATCCAAGAATTGCGTATCCATTTTGATTCCACTACCTATTTCATCTGGGCTATCAAATTCTGACAACTCAAAATAATCATTAAAATAACTATAACTTTCCATATATATATAACACTTTTATCTATCATTTGTTTACTCTGCTGCGTTTACCAACTCATCCATCTGCCTAAAATCCTTGTACAAACACAAGTTATCGTATATCCTCAAGTAGTGAATAATAGTTGCATGGTTTTTATTCATCAACTTGCCAATTTCTTGCAAAGTTAAGTTAGGATAAGCACCACTAATGTAGTTAGCTATTATTACCCTCTTATACACATTTACTCTCTGCCTACTGCTATTATTAATTTCTTCAAAGGTTAGCCCTAACTTTAAACTTGTTTGCCTTAAATCATCTAAAACGGCACTATTGTCTGTGTTTAATTGGTTGACATACTCCTTAACTATTGCTAAGGCTTTCCTGTATCTATAATTACTGATTTTTTCCATTTCTATATTTTATTTTTAGTTGAAATTCTCCACTCTCATATAAATCAAAATTTCCAGACATTCCCACCCTTGTAAACTTTTTCTCTTCTTTTTGACCATTTACAATTATATATTCTGGATACCCTTTGTTCAAGTTAAACTTATGACCTAAATACCACTTTGTAAAGTCGCTGGACATCTCATAACTTAAAACTTTGCCATCAATCGTGCAATTCTTTAGTTCTATCATAATTTCCCATTTAAACTCCATTTAGTTGATATATTAATTTCTTTAAAAAATTTCCATTTGATTAGTATTTTCATATCAATCCCTTTTAAAACATTTCCATTTGATTAGTATTTTCTTTTCTAATAATACCTAAAGCAGTTTCTAATATTGTTTTGCCAGCTTCGTAATCTACTAGGTTTCTTGCTATTTTTAAAATTAATTGTTTTCCTTTATATTTTGTAAAATCGTAATCGTGAAAATTAGACCAAGTTTTTAAAGATTCAGTATTTCCGTTTTTTGCATCCCCAAAGTTTTTAATTCTTTCATTCAAATTACTAGGTAAATTAAAGTTAGTCCAATATAAATGCCTACCTCTTTTCTTAGGGTTAAACATTGGCTCGTAATAAGGTATAACATTCTCTACAACATATTTACCTTTACAATGATGTTCTAAAAATATAATTTCCTCATATAATTTCATATCAGGGTAAATAGGGTTTTTACCATTAGCCCCAAATCCCCAAAACCTAGCTCTGCTATGTGTTGGACAAGGTGGACTTGACCATATAAAATCAAATTCTTTGTAATGGTCTAATAAGTATTGGTGTGCATCAGCACATATTACTTTGTCATTTGGGAATCGCTCTTGATATAACTTACACAATTCCTCATCCCATTCAACTGCCGTTACTTCAATGTCATCTTTGACTTCGTTCCACTTGTAGCGATTGCCACCTAAACAAGCATATAAATTAAGTATTTTCATATCAATCCCTCCTTTTTCATTGATGATAAAATAATTTCTTCGCATAACTCTTCTGGAATTATTGACCTTTCATAATTTCCTTTCAAACCTTGCGTTCCTGTTTTACTCCCTCGTGGTGCTGATTCGTGATGGCAATTTTTGTTTCCGTTGTGACATTCTTCTCTTGGTTGCCAACCATCAAGATTAAATACTGATCTTATATTGTTAGACCAAATGTCAGTAGGTTTTGCCCTTTTATCCCCATACTTACAATACCATATTGTAGATCTTGGTAAATCCCCAATTTTCTTTCTCATCTTACCTCGTGGATTTTCAATAAAGTATATAGCATTTGGATACCATTTAATAATCTCCAAAGTTTTATTTAATATCATCATACCTTTGTAAGCCTCATCTGATTTTGGAGTGTGATCTTCATTCCAATGCTTACCAATACTTGCAACTGAAAAATATGTACAAGGAGGTGATGCCCATATAAAATCTGGAACAAAAGGTATATCACTTCTTACCATGTCTAAAATATCTACAACCAAATCAATGCCCTTAAAGTCATGTATATCTACGCTAAATACTTCACATCCATATTTTTCTGCTACCTTGCCAACTGACCTACTTCCAGCAAAAAGTTCTAACACTTTCATATCAGGCCCTCCCTTTTCATCTGCTCTATTTTCTCATTATTTCTCGCAATAGCATCAGCATCTTTTTCTTTCTGGCTTTTAGGTGCTTTGCTTTTTACCTTTAGCCTTTCATACATTTTGGCAAAATCATCACCCTGGATTTGCTTATATTCTCCACTCTCTTTTATCCTATACTCAACTGCTACCTCTGACCTCTCTACACTATATTGATCTAATTCAAAGATTAAGTTCTGGAGTATAGGTTTTCCATACGGATTATTCTGTGCTAATTTCTTCGTTAGAAATTTAATATCATCCACATTATAACTATTATAATTCTCCAGAATATAGTCTACAAAGAATTTACAATGTATCTCTTGCATATCTGCCTTTAATATTTCCACCATCTTTAGTACTTCGCTCATTAAAGCAGCCTTTATGTATGGTTTTCCTTGTTCTTTTTGTATCTGAACAAAAGATGGGCTATTTGATTGCCATACCTCTGCTAAACTATTACAAGTTGAGCCATTCAATGTCGGTAAGTTTGACTTCATTTTTTTCATTTATTAGTTCATCATTCCATCCCTCTGCATTAAAAAATGTCTGTGGATTTTTTCGGTACTTCTTATTAGGTGTTGAAATTACATAATTTTTTACATACTCCATAATAGTATGCCTTTTTTCATCTGAAAATTTAAGCCATTTGGATTCTAATGGTTGCTTCTTTCCAACCTTTTTATCATACAAATTCCAAAAATCATCAAACGAGTAATTGATTAATATTTCTATTTCTTTTTCTTTAATTTCATTTACTTTAATTTCCTTTAATTTACTTTCCTTTGGTAGCTTTTGCTTGAGCATTGCTTTAGCATTGCTACGATTTAACTGATTATTAGCCTTTTGCAGACCTCCTTTTTTACCAGCATTAACTCTTTTTTGTCGTTTATTGTCTGCTATCTGCATACGCTTTAAAAGGCTATCAGAATAAAACATTTTATCATCCAAAACAAATAAATCATAGTTCAAAATAACTACCTTTATTTTATCTTGGCTTGTGTTCCATTGCCTGTATTTTAATACGGCTGCTTCAACAGGATAAGTATGGTCTGGTTGATTTCGGAGTATTTCTATTAACCCCCAAAATATACCATAACCCTCCA